TCTGCGTGTCTCTCAATTTGGTAATAGATTCTTTGTAAAAATAATTGTGTTGTTGGTCAATAGATTCAATCCACGTCTCGAATACATTTTTGAGAACATGGTCTTGTGTCAAGTAAAAAGTACATTCCCATGTTTGTTCAAATTTCGTCTGCCCCTTAATAGGAATTGATCGTCCTTTGTACTTAAGGTCTATAATATCATGGCTTTTCCCAGGGAAGGACGTTGCTTTTGCCATGAATGCTAGGGCTTCTGCATCATTGTACAGATCATTATTAAAGGCAATATTTACGTCAAACTTTGAAGCTCGCGCACCATCACCGAGTATATGATCAAACTTGTTCTGAATTAATGTAGCCATGAGTACCTTCTTTTTGAATCTATATTGGTTTATTTATATAAATATTGTTAAATAATTAAGGAGATCTAAATGAAATTTGTTGATGGCTTACAGAAGGCGTATCAAAAGCGTTGGTCGTATATCAATACGTTTAGAGTTCGCTTTAATTTCGACAATACGCCAAAACTTAAGCAAGCCGCTAATTGGAATGAAAATGAAGAGGGCGAAGACATCAACCTGCACATCGTTAGCATAGACACGCCTCAATTCACGAATCAGCCAATTGAAGTATTCGTTGCTAATAAGTGGGTTATTCATAACGGGCGAGACGAATTATATCGTTTTTCTGTTACATTTAGGGACCATAATCGTATGGATCTATATAGAAAATTTGTAACAATGTATAATGTGACAAAGGATCAATATCCAGACAATGCCAAATTTGGTGTTGAGATTTACAAGGATGGCGATTATTATTCAGAAGGTGAAAAGCTTCTATTTTATTTTGACGAAACAATGATTGAAGCTGTGTCGCAATTACAATTTAATAATACAACAGAAAACCAGATTGCGGAATTTACAGTAAACTTTAAAACAACAAAACCTTACTTAAACGCGTAAATGAAAAATAATAAAGGATAGATAAATGTACGATTATACATTAACGTTAAGAGACAGAAAACTTAAATTTAGAAAATGGAAAGTAAAGGATAAAAATAAATTTCTTGAAGCTACAAGAAACAACGATAAAGCATTAATAAAAGAATCTTTGGTTTATGATTGCTTGGAAAAAAGCGATATAGCTTTATCTGAATCTGAGTTTAAGTATGTGCTAGTAAAAATTAGGCAAGCGTCTATTGGCGATACTGCAAGTTATAATTTACAGTGTAGTGGGTGTGATCAAGAATTTGTTTTTGAATCTAATTTAGACATTATCGTTAAACCTAGTTTTGAGAAATACGGCACAATAAAATATAATAATGTCTCAGTAAAAATGGGCAATATTGCTAATAAAAAATATTATGACGAAATAATTGATGCAGCAGAAACGAAAGAACAAGTCGCTTTAATGAATTTCTTAATGCATATAAAAGAATTAAATGACAGTGATGCCTTTTCGTTCGATCAGTTAATAGATTTCTTTAACGAACTTGAAATTGATACTGCTGAAGGAATTTTTAATCAGTGGGATAAAATGCAGTTCACCTTAGACATATTGCATGACGTTGAATGCCCTAATTGTGGATATTTAGAAACTTACGAGTTTGATTTTTTACCGGGTTTCTTTCCGGAAAATTGGTTCAAGGGTTAAAACATGAAGGTGAAATACGAATATAGTGGTAAAACATTTTTTATTACGCCTTATAAAACAGACATTGAAAAAGATATTTTAGTTTCAATGCATTTAGAAGCAGCGACATATGATTCTGTTTTAGATTTACTCGGCGTTGATGAAGATACGATTGATTCACTAACGACACCTGAGAAAATTGCTATGCTATACAAATATAGAGCAGTATCTGTTGGGGAAACGATTCCGTTAAAATATTCGTGTATTCACTGTAAGCATCCAAATGATGCACAAATAGAAATAGATAATATCGTTAAAAGTAGTGATATCAACGACGATAAAATAAAAGATGCGTTTAAAATACCTACACAACTAAACATCCAAGAATTTCTTAATGTTGATGTAGATGAACTAGATTTTGATGAATATGAAAATATTTTAGAAAATGTTAGAAACTGCGTAACACGATTTGATTTTATTAAAACAACTAAGTGTATTAAGTGCAGGAAAGAAAACAAAATTGATATTACACAAAATGTAATAGACAATATGAGTGAAGATTCACTTGTTAGTATGTATCAAACGTATAATGATTTAACATTCTTTGGAAAATATAGTAAACGAGATATTGATACATTGTATCCGTTTGAAAGAGCAATATTAATTGGTCTACTGAATAAAACAAGAGAGGATCTTGCTAAATGAAGCAAAACGACAAATTTAATGAAAAAATAAATTACGATACTGCAACTGACACTAAAATTCAAGAAGTTAATGAAAAATTAGTCCAGTATATGGAAAAAACTGGAGAAGATGTTGCGGCTGAGCAAATCCAGAAACTTGTTGAGAATCAATCAAAGGGTGTCGCTGAGAAGTCTAAACCAAGTCCTTACACCGAAAAAATTCTTAAGGTTAATCAGAAAATTTTAGGTGTTCTTAAAGACATTTATGAGGCGATGTATGACGAACAAGATACTAAGATACGTATGCCCGAGAGAAGTAATGGTAAAGGTTCTCTTAAAATAGTATCTGAACAAGAAACAACGAAAGAAAAGCCCGTTACTTCAAATGGTTTTGATTTTGGTTTAGATCCTACCGATTTAGTCAAAAAACGCAAAATAAGATCAGACAAAGGTACAAAAAGAACACCAAAACCTAAGACTACGCCTAAACGTGTTCCGTTAGATCAACGATCTGCAGCAGAACAAGCTAAGCGTGATGCGAAAGCTAAAAAATTAAAGGCTGAGCGTGCAGCTAAGGCAGCGCAACGTAAGGCCGCAGAAAAAGCAGCTAAGGAAGCATCCGAAAAAGCTGCCAAAGAAGCATCTAAGAAAGCCGCTAAGGAAGCGGCTGAGGCAGGTACAAAAAAACTTGCAACTAATGCAGGTGCAACAGTGGCAAAGAAAGCTGCTCTAGGTGCTGGTAAAAGAGGTGCTGCATTAGCGTTGGCCGGAATTCCAGTTGTTGGTCAAATTGCCGCTATAGGTGCGTCTCTTGGATTTGCGGCTTATGACGCATACCAGGGTTTTAATAACGCCGGAGAAATGTTAGGCATTGACGAAAAAGATTTAACACTAGCAGATAAGTTCGCGGCTGGAGCGGGCGGGGTCGTAAGCGGTCTAACGTTTGGTTTAGTTGATGGTGGCGAAACAGCAAAAGGACTTCGAAATTTAACTAATAATACGGATATTGAAAAATTTGAAAACCTCGGTATCATAGATCACGATACGTTTGGTATGTCAGAAGTAGAAGATTGGGCACAATTATCGCAACTTTCACCAGAAGACATACAAAAAATCATTGATATTGATGATTGGAGACAAAGAGATCTCGAAAGAATGAAAGAGATGTTAGATTTGGCAATCCAACGAGATGCTGCATTTGGAACAGTTGAAGAAAGAGCTAAGAAAGAAAAGGCAGAGCAAGATCTTAAACAAGCCAATTATGAGGCAGATGAAATTACGGAAGCGATGAAAGCTAACATCGAAGTTATTAAACAAATGCAAAAACAATATGATTTGGCTAAAGAATCTGGTAACGAAAAATCAATGCAGCAATTCCTTAATATCATTAACGAAAAAAGTTCTGTTATTACTGAACTTGCTGTAAGGATGGAAACTGTTAAGATTAAACAACAGGAACTTAAAACACAAATAAAATCTAATACATCTAATCCAACAGCAGCAAAACCTGTAAATGGCATAAATGGTACAAATGGCATAAATGGTACAAATGGTACAAATGGCATAAATGGCAGTATGCCTACATTTAATGGTGTAAATGGATTTAACGGAGATTCTTTAGTCGAATACATTAAGAAAAATGAAGGTTTGCGTTTACAACCGTATAATGATTCACTCGGTTATCCAACAATTGGATACGGCCATTTAATACTTCCAGATGAAAAACATTTAATGAATGGTATCACTAAAGAACAAGCTGATGCGTTATTTGCACAGGATTATATTGAACATGTTAAAGCCGCTGAGAAAATTCCAAGCTTTTCACAACATCCTAAAGAAATTCAAGCAGTATTAATTGATATGACATATAATATGGGTCCTACTTGGTATAAAAAATGGCCAAGCACAATGGCAGCATTGGAAGAGAAAGACTATGTCACTGTTGCAAATAATATTCAAGGAAGTTTATACGCAAAACAAACTAAAGGTAGAGCACTTAATAATGCATCTATCATATACACAGCGGGTATCGCTGAAACACGAAAAACCGGCACTTACAGTGTAAGACCAATTTCAGAAGTAGCAGCAACTTCTGAAGAAACTACACAATCAACTTCTGAAAGTTCAAGCGCGGTTGCCCCAGCACTTGTCAATAAAGATATTAAAGAACAGACTGCAATGGCTAATTCACAATCACTAGTATCAAATACAAAAACATATGATACTGCGTCTCGGGTAACTGCCCAACCAACGGTTGCGGTGGGTATAAATAACAATAATAGCACAATCGCTGAATCACAAAATGAAGAACGATTGTTAAGCATGTTCTCATAAGGTTAATTAAATGAAAATAGTATATCCTGAAAAGTTATCGGATCCGGTTTTTAAAAATAGATGTTTTACCATAAACATTATACAGCAACCATCTCTTGCCGATGGTGTAGAGGAAGCGCTGCAAAAAATTACTGATTCGGCGAAAACGATATTCGCTGCTGTAGCAGGTTCTGAGAATGCAGGTGCTAAAGATTACATTAAAGCGCTCGAAGAAAATTATAATAAACAGGTTGACGGTAATACAATTAAGACTATCGTGTTGCCATTACCTAATACGTTTACCGATAACCAAACTCATCAATGGAACACTGAAACGGGTATTATGGGAACTATAGGTGGAGCTCTTGAATCGACATCAGTTTCCGATATCGTCGGTAAAGCGTTGCCCGGTGCAGGTGCTGCTATGGGAAATCTTGGAGGAATGTCTGAAATTACTGCGAGTAAAGCATTAGGATCATTCGCAAATAGCGCTGGCCTAAGAAAACCATTGGTCGATCCGGGTTACTTTCAGAATTATACGGGTTCTGAACCAAGAGAATTTTCATTTTCTTTTGATTTAGTCGCAGAATCGGCACAGGACGCAAAGTCAATTATTGAAATTATTATGACACTAAAGAAGTATGGTTCTCCAGAAATGGCACCAGGTGGCGTATCATTATTTGCTCCGCATTTCTTTGATTTAAAGATTGGTAACGATATTATTTCAGGTGTCGCTAATGTTCGAGGTCTAGTTTTAAAGAATATTGGTTTAGACTATGGTGCTGATGGTTCGATGCAATTCCTACCAGATGGAACTCCGAAATACATTAAAATGGATCTTACTTTCGCCGAAAGAAGAATGATGACTGCAAACGATTACGTAAGGGGATAATACATGGCATTTATGGCAAATTCTGTAATTGACTTCCAGCAAATGGGGTCTGATACAGGAGAAAAATTTGAATATAACGGCGTACAGTATGATTTAGAAGATTACACTTCATTTGATTTTAATAAAATGCAAGAGTTTGTTAAGACATGCACTGAAGACTTCTTTTCATGGTATCAAGCAGCTGATGGCGATAAAATAGAAAAAATCTCTCACGATGTTTATGGGACAACCAAATATTGGGATATTCTTATTCTATTAAACGATAGAAATCCTTTATTCGACATGTCATATTCCTTTGACGCTAGATCTGAAATCGTAGAAGAAAAATTAAATTATTACAACGACAACGTTAAGAGCTTAAACAATACACGTTACCAAGAATTGTTTGATGAATTCATGCACGAATTGGATGTCAAAAACGAATTATTGCGTGCAGTAAAGATTGTAGAACCTACAAAAATTACTGAGTTCATCCGTAAAGGCTACGAAATGGGATGCTTTAAATGAGTACGAACGGGTCGAAATTATTTAATAGAAGTACTGTATTAAAGAACGTTACTGTCTCAATTAACGACTATGAATTGAGCCGTGAGGATGTCCAGTCTCTTGAGATTAAATATTCGATGTTTTCGTTCCCTATTAATGGAAATGTTGTCATAAGCGATAATGTCCAATTATCAGACTTGGAAATCTGGAATGGCGAAACGACGCTAACTGTTTACGCAATGGATATTCATGATAAGATTTTCGAAAGAAAATTTAGAATTATTGATGTAAACCCAGAACAAAATGAAGAAAGGTTCAGATTTTATAAATTAAAGTTTGTCGACATGTTTTATTATAACATGGTTAATACTTATATCAGCAAAAGTTTTGAAGATACAAAATCTAATGCATTAATGTCTTATATTGAACACACAGGAACGAAAGAAATACTTGAATCAAATAACGTTGAAATTGATTTTGACGACACTGAAGATAAAAATACATTCGCCGTGCCTGCTAATATTGATGTATTAAATTTCTTTATTAGTGAATTTAAAAAGAAAGGCTTTAGATTATATCAAACACGATATTCAGTTAAACTTAAGAAAGACGATTTCAATTCTTTTGAAGAACAAGAAGAATTTTTTAGTAATAACACCGATAATGATATGTACGGTTGGAAAATACATGATTTTTCAATGAAATATAACGCAATTCTTGAAAGAAATTTGTCTAAGCCAATTGAAAAGAATGTAAAATTTGATTTTAATAAAAAAGAAGATTACACAACTCAAAATCTAATCGACGTTTATTCAACGATAGAATTAAATGAAACGCCAATGGATACATTGCAACATACGACGGGACAAAAACTAACTACGCAAGCGGAAATTGATCCAATTGTGCATAAGTTTGAGTTAGAAGAAATTTATGGATCAAACACGATATTAGAAATAGTTGTTCCAGGAAACTTTAAAATTAATGATATTGGAAAAATCGTTTCAGTTGATTTAAAAGGTAACCCAATGATTAAACAAACGTCTTTAGAAGGCGACACTTTCCACAGCGGAAAATATCTTGTAACTGCGTTGTCGGATCGTTTCGTTGGCGATAAATTGGTGCAGAAGCTTAGTCTTCACCGCGTAGATTTTGGATTTGTAAGGAAGTCATGATGGAATTTTATAGAGCAGTAGTAGAAGATAACAACGATCCAGAAAAATTAGGTAGAGTCAAAGTAAGAATCTTTGGTTTACATACCGACAAAAACGAAAATTCTGAAGAAGAATTTGAATGGATTCAAACAGATCAGTTACCCTGGGCTGAGATTATGGGTGGAACTGACTTTGGTTTAATTAATGGTGTCGGTATTTCGACAGTATTAAGACAGGGCACGTGGGTATGGTGCATACTAAATCACGGTAATCCCAATATGCCAATTGTTATGGGTACGATCATTGGGAAAGTAAATGAGCGAGATAAGTACGAGGACGGTCTTGGTTTCAACGATAAAGATGGTGTTTATCCTTTTGATTCGCGTATCGACGAAGCTGATCAAAACAGATTAGCAAGAAATGAAAAGCTTGGCGACAAATATTATGATGTCGAAAAATCTGTTTATAGTTCAACCGACACAATTCATAAAATTATTAACGACAATGTTGATATTCAGGAAGAAATAAAAGATGACCAAACTGTAACTGGACACGGAATAAACGGCGAAGTTATAGTTGATGTTTCACAGATTGAACCAAATTCTCTGGATGATAGTACTGAATATCCAAATAGTAATGTAATTGAAACTCATTCTGGTCATGTTATTACTTTGGATGACACGGAAGGCAACGAAAGGGTTAGGGTTTATCATACATCTGGCTCGTATATTGAAATTAGGCCTGACGGTACGTTTGTTCAAAAAAGTGTCAATACTGACGCCGAGTCTCATTATATACATATGAGCGATGTTCAAGAACATGTCGCTAAAGGTGTTAAAAGATACATAGAAGACAATATAGAAGAAATCATTAACAAAAGCGTTAAGAGAAATATTAAACAAAATCTTCAAGAACATATCGAAGGCGATCTTCATTTAAAAGTAGATGGTAACGTTATATGGCAAGTTGGTGGTGATGTTCAATGGAACGTCGGACAAAATGTTCGATGGTTAGTAGGTGAAAACCAACAATTTGACATTGGATCAAATATAACAATCAATAGCGGTGGAACACAGACTAATACTAATGGCGGTAATTACACTCATATTGCTCCACGTATTGACTTGAACCCATAGGATTTAAGATGATATTAACAGGAACTTTCCAAGTTCTTATTGACGGGACTCTTCATACGTATAATAATTATGAAGATGTTCCGCAAGAATTTGATGATTTAATCACTTGTAATTTTGACTATAAAGAAGGTCCCCATACTCCAGAAGAGCATGAGGAACTTCATAGATTAAATGATTATTTTAAAGCACTACAGAAAAGGGAGAAACGTTATGCCAGCAGCAACTAGAATTGGCGACGCAGATGTACCACATTGTTCGGGTATGACAAGAGCCGCAGGTTCTCCGAACGTTTTTGTAAACAGTATCGCGTGGTCAAGACAAGGAGATTCTAATACTAGTCATTTATTGCCAGGTGATCCATGTCCTCCGCATTCTGCGCCAATCGCCTCAGGTTCCTCAACTGTGTTCGTTAATAGTAAAGGTTCTGGAAGAGTTGGCGATGCTCTTTCTGGATGTACATCAGTTGCCGCCGGTTCTCCAAATGTTTTTGCTGGAGGATAACATTTATAAATAGTCATAAAATATGAGGAAACAACATGGCACTTTATACAGATTATAAAAATGCAGAAGAAACTGTAATAGACGATAGGGCTATCAATAATGCGATTAGAAATATTCTATTGACGCCTATCGGTTCAATGCCTGGGAAACCTACATTTGGTTCAAATCTTTATAGAATCCCGTTTTCTCCGTTAGATCATATTACTATTGATATCACTAAACGCTATATAAAGGAAGCGCTACGAAAGTGGGAAACAAGAATTAACATAGAAGATGTAATTGTAGAAGATGTCCCAGAATTTAATAAGGTAATTGCTACTATTAATTATAGCTACAAAGATAAAGGCTTAGTGATTAACGATTCAGCAACAATAAATTTAGCACAATAAATGGTGTATAAATACTAATAAAAATATAGGATATAAGATGGCCAATATAGTAGAAACAGTTCCTTTTAATTTTGACGATTTATACGCTGCATTACAGAATAAATTCGAAGAAAAAGGCTATGACATTGCTGAAGGTTCAAACACCTCTCAGCTAATCACATCGATGGCGTATTTGACATCAATGCTAAATGTCAATACAGCTGTAAACATTAACGAAACATTACTACCTCTAGCTACACGAAGAGCTAATGTTCTTCAGTCTGCACGAGTCTTAGGTTATGAACCTTCACAGAAGATCTCGTATGTTTATAGCATCGAGTTAGAAATGTTGGGCGGGGATTTTTATCTTCCACGTTGGGCAGAGTTTAAGGCAGGCGACAAAACATATTATTACGTCGGCGAAACAATCAACAACGTTTACAACCCCGGCGATAAATTAACAATACGTATTAAAGAAGGTACATTTACATCCTATTCTTCTGATCCTTCTTTAACGACAATTATTACAGCTAAAGACGACGGAAACCCGAGCGAATACGTTGATATTCCGTTCACTAACATTGAAGAAAACGGAATAGAAATATTCACACGTTATGTCAATAGTGCTGGCGCAGTCATTAATAGCTTGTGGACTAAATCAGAAACATTCTCGCTTGATAAGGACATGGATCTTTATTCGCTAAAACAATTCTTAAGAATAGAGAATATTGATTACGGTACACCAAGAATTTACTTCCGAATTGGTGAAGTCGGAAAAACACTTCCGATCGGTACGCAAGTTAACGCGAATATTCTTCAGACAAGCGGAACTGCAGGTGTTATTGGTATAGGTACAAGCGTTACGTGTGAATCACTTTTAAATGCTACTATTGTTCCAGATAGCACTAAATTGATTACTCAAGGTGCGGATGTAGAATCAATAGCAAGTATTAAAAATAACGCGCCATTATTCCATAACGCAGCAAACCGAGCGGTAACTAAGTCAGACTATGTATCAATCGCTGGTCGTCATCAGTCTGTTGCTTCAGTATCAGCTTGGGACGCCAACGACGACTATTATAAAATTCCTGGCGAAATTTGGTTCAGCTTTACGCCTAACACACTAGAAAGATCATTTTTATCAGATTCATTTAAGACAAAATGGCAACTAGATAAGCCATATGATCTAACGAACTGGTATTTAGAAGATGATCTAATTAAACGTTCTGATGAAACACAGTCTGAAGGTGTTTTCGATTATGTTAAGAAATATTCCGTTCAAGGTTTAGGATTTACACATAGACACCCGTTATATTTTGATTTTGACGTTGACGTTAAGATTTCAAAATACAATCTAATTACACCTAGAGAAACTGTTAATCAAGAATTATTTGATATTATCAATAATTACTTCCTCGGCATAAACGAAGAAAGAGTTTTAGAAAGTTTTGATTCAGAGTATTTTGAAAGTTCACTACTAAAGCGTATCGCATTAGCAGAAAACATTGATGATATTTCTGGTATTACATTAAATGTTAAGAATAGCATCACATTTACTTCAAAACATTTTAATAAGGAAAACTACTCTATTTATGACACGAAGTATAATGTAAAACATTGTTATATTCCATTAGCAATGCCCTATTTAAGCATTTATAACGCAGACGGCAGTTTAAATATTGAAAATCTACCAAAACTCGACACAGTTAATGCTGCTGAGTTTGCATCAGCCGGTGGAGAAATTGGCGCATTCACTAATATGGATGTAACGGTTAACTTCGTCGAAACTCCTAATGCAAAAGACGAAGAAACATTGTCGTTCCCAATATTGGTTGATGGATCTCAGGTCGGTCGTTATAATATTATCAACAAAGTATATCAGAAATTTATTTTCATTGACTTATTCACTGTTGAAAATACATATACTTCACTCAATAGATTCAACGAATCAGGTGAGTCTGGATGGTTCACGATTGGTGAGCCAAATAAATATATCGGTTACTACAAACCAATAGTATTCCAACCTGCCGTCAGGGATCTTACAATAACTAAGAACCAGTATATATTTGATGACTCTACATGCGATGTTTCACAAATAATTACATCTATCGAACGAGACAAAAACGTATTTAGTCGTTTAGCGGATAGCACTTCTTATCAAATTGATGGTATTATTTGTGGTGATTTAAGATATTCGGTTGGCGGAAGTTATGCATTAAACATGGATATATTTGATAAGCTTACGTTTAATGTGACATACCCTAGCAATAATATTAAATTTATTAAGAATGTGATTCCAAGATTAAATACAGTAACGTTCTCATAAGGAGTAATTCATGTTAAAATCTATATTTGAGGCAATTACTCCTGAAAACATCAAAAATATTCCAATTGTGCAAGACGCAATGGATATTTTTGTCGCTTTATTAGAGGAAAATTCGCAACTTTCTACAGATATTAAAAAGCTTTATACAATAGAAAACGATATAATACGTGTTCAATTGGCTAAAATATTTTTAAAGGATTTGTACGAAAACATAAATAAAGTTGATTCAAATGAACAACTATATAATCGCTTTAAAGATTTCACACCAGAACTGCGTGAAAAATACATTAATGTAGAGCGTTTAAAAGATGTTACTAAAAACATGTCAGAAGATGACTACTTAGTTATAAAGAACTTTAAAGAAAATAAAGGTACTTTTGACGCACTGAATTATATGTATTCAATAGTTAAAAAGAATACTGATAGTACTAACTATGATGAAGAAACATTTTTTGAATTATTGGAAGACGAATTAGCACCAAAATATACTTTTACATTGAAAGGTGCAGTTGATAAGACATTATACCAATCAGTAGTTGCTCCAATAGCTCAGCCGCTAGGCTTCTTATTAACAGAATATATTAATACAGTAACGGTTCCAATTGAAGACAATTTCTTATTCACTTATTCGTTCATTAACAAAAACTTGGACGTGTATGATTCAACGGATAACCTTATAGAATCGTTTGATTTTAAAATCATAAGCGATGTTAAAGTACAAACTGCTGGTAATTACATAATTAATCAAATATATTTTGATGATGGTACTTTCTTAGACTATAACGTGTCTTTAGGGACATTGTTCTATAAACAAGATAATGGTGAAAACGTTGCACCTACAATCATTAAGAGTTACAATAACTTTGGTAAAGTGTATTTAAATACTGAATATGATCTAAGAAAAAGTTATCAATACGACAATGTTTTACGAGTTAAAGCCATGATTAACATGGATTTGGCCGAATACTACGGATTTGTTGTTGGAGACATCCAAACAATTATTGGCGAAGGAATTTCAGTCGTGGGGCTTGAAAAAGAATACTTTGGCGGTCTTTCTGACGTAACAAGAATATACAGACTCGATATAGAAGGCGCAGTTATTGATACTGAGCAGGTATAAATAATAAAAAACTAAGAAGGTAACATATGTTAGATAATTTCAATAAAATTCGAGGACATTTTGAGCTAAAGTGCCTTAATAAAAATGGTGAAGTGATTGACCATTACGAAGAAAAAAACTTGATCATGAATACTGCGTCTAGTATTGTTGGAAAGATGATTTCCGGGTTGAACGGTACGTACATCAACAAACTCGTATTAGGCACCCAGGGACATATTCCTGGGAATATACTAATTCCTAAAACTGAGGAAGAAGGTTTCGTATCTGATAGAACTCAACTCTTTTCAGAAGAATCTGGAGAATATAATTTTCCAATTACCTTCAGTATTGACGCATTCAGCGGTATTGGTAGATCAGTTACTGGTGGTTCATCTGCTCAAGTTACACAATTAACTCCTAGTAGTATTCAATACCAATTTGAAATACCTTACGCAGAAGCAAACGACGCAGGAATAGCAATCTTTACAGAGGCTGCGTTGTATGCAGACGATGAAATATTTAGTATGAAAACGTTTAAGGGTAAGATTAAAGATGATTCAGTCGCGATTGTTATCGTTTGGACAATCAACTTTTAATATAAATATATACATATAAAAAGGATTAAATAAATGGCAATTACTACGACGACAGAATTTGCATCAACTTATCTAGTGAAAAACGGTGAGATTGCAAATGAAACAACGATTAATAGAGCACCTGCTCAACTAAAAACAGAAATAAACGAATTAAAAGACGAATTACAGAATGTTGTTATTTCGGGCGGTGGCGTATCGACATTTGCTGATTTGACTGATGTTACAGCAACTGCTGCAGAAGTTGATACTCTAAGCGGATTTACAGGTTCTACTTCAGATTTGAACCTATTGCCAACATATAGGACTAAAATTCCGTTCTTAGCTAATGTAACTTCTGATATTCAAAATCAGATTAATACGTTGTCTAACGCTGTTGGCGGTGATGCAGTTACATTGGCTTCTCTTGGTTTAACCGCAACTGCTGCTCAAATTAACTGGCTTTCAATTATCGCAAACGACTTTAACCGTTCTAATGTAGACGGTACTGAAATATCTTATTTGAATGGCTTGTCTGGCAATATCCAATCGCAGTTAAATACGATTAATACCGCTATTACTAACATTTCAACTGGTGGCGCTGCAATTACCGTGTCTAGTATCACCGATTTAACAAATGTGAATGCAATTCAGTTAAACTGGATTGGTGATCTATATGATTCTCGTATTCAGGCAACTGAACTACAGCATATTAACGGTCTTACTACAAACGTTCAGGCTAAGTTTGATGAAATAGACACTACTATTAATTCAATTTCTGGATCTTCTACTGTAAACTTTACTGATATTACTGAAGGTCTCAACTATGTTTCTGGAAACGTTGGCGGAACAATTGAACTTGGTGGTGCAACAGGCGTTAGTTGGCCAGGTACCAGTTACTCATCCTCAGGGCAGTGGAGAGGTTTGTTTGGTATTAACCAATCTTCAGGAACCTCGTACACAGCGGGTATGTATGTAAAATCAGCTTCTTCAATAGGTATTGCGGTTGGTGTCACTAAGTCTAATCAACCGGGTATCGCATCAGCAGCGTCAGGCTCAAGCGTAGGTGCCGCAGGTGTTGTAGGTTCATCCGAGGGATGGGTAGGCGTTCAAGGTGAGGGAGTATACGGCTTCTACACAAACTCACAGAGTTACTTAGGCGGTTCTACATATCCTTTCACTGGATCTCACTACACGTTTTCAAATGAATCTGTTGACGTCGGAGACATTGTGTGCATTACCGAAACTATTGGATTAGGTGTTAATAACTCTATTCCTTACGTAGTTAAATCTTCTGTTGCTAAATCAAAAGCATCTTACGGTGTTTATAACGGCGATGTTAAAACCGATATTGATGAATTTCTTAATCAATATGCTGAATTAACTGAAGAAGATACAACTGTAGAAGTACACCCATCGACCCCAGCCGCCCGCAAACTTCGTGGAGAGTGGTTGTCACTTAGAGATTCTCTTACCTCATCTAACTATGCGGCTAAAGGTGTCAATGCTATAGGTGAAGGTATGATCAACGTCTGTGAAGAAAACGGTAATATCGAAATTGGTGATTTTATTTGTACATCAAACGTAGCTGGCAAAGGTATGAAACAAACAGAAGATTACCTAGCTAACTTTACTGTTGCCAAATCGTCTACTAATGTAGATTGGACAACTGAAACCGTTGGTGAAAATGGATGTTTTGAGGTTGATGGTGTTAAATGCAAGATGATTTCATGCACATACCATTGCGGTTAATCGGCAGTATAAATAATTCAAAAAAGAAGGTAAAATAATGGCAATTATAAGCAAACAAAACTTTATTGATAACTACATCATCAAAAATGGTGAGTTTATCAATGAAGATAACCTGAATAGAGCGGCTATACAACTTAAAACTGAAATTGACCAGCTTATCACAGATGGTTTAGGCGGTGAAGATGGTGCACTTTCTCTTGAAACATTCGGTATAAACGCAACTGCTGAAGAAATTAACACATTGGCCGGGGCCGCCATAGTTCCAGATTCAATGGTTAATTTAGCAACATATCACGAAAAATTACCGTTCTTGGCGAATGTAACTTCTGATATTCAAACTCAGATCAACGACGCAGTAGCTGGTGAATTATCTGGAACTCTTAACTGGCAGTATCTAGGTTTAGACCCTGCCTATGATGAAACACAATTAGACTGGGCGGCTTCATTATACAGCGCATTCAACTCTGCTATTGGTCCAGACGAAATTTCTAAATTGTACGGTCTAACAGATAATGTACAAAGTAAGATTGATGAGTTTGATGGTATTATTTCTACACTTTCAAGTGGAGGTGGAATCACGTCATTGGCTGATTTGGGTATTACTACATCGGCAATAAGAATCAACTGGTTGGATACGGTTTACAATTCAAACATTGATAGTTCTGAACTTGGACAGTTGAACGGATGTACTACAAACATTCAGCAAAAGTTTAACTCATTAGATGCAACTATTTCTAGTTTACCTACCTCTACCGATTATCTTCCAGATTCATACAGTAGTGCATCTTGGAGTCTTGGTGGTGCAGCTCTTTATAGATTGCAAGGTTCTACTTCTTCTGCTCACCTTTTGAACGTCAATAATACTGCCACGAGTGGATTTGGTCACGCATTAACTGCTTACACTAACGCTAGCCAAGGCAACGGCGTAATTGGATCGACCAAAGCTCAAGTAGAAGGTGGTATATTCGGTGTATATGCCGCAGGAACAAACGGCACATCTTTCACAACATATGGACGTATTGGTACAAAAAATCATGCGGCATATTTCGCTGGAGCAGTTGTTACTTCTGAGAATGGCTACGCGCCATTTACCGGATTGCACTATGCTCTAACGGCCTCTACATCTGGCATGCAAATCGGTGATATTGTATCTAATAAAACAGGCGTACTTTTAAATGTCACAGATAGCATTCCTGTAGTTGAAACATCTGCGTCTGCAAATGATAAACGTGTCGTTGGTGTAATTTCAGAAATTAATCCATTTGAATCAGTAGAAAAAATGGCTCTCTGCTTTAAAAATTTAAATGCTTTAGATGAAAACGGCAGTCCATTGCTTAATGCTGATGGCGAAAACTTTGTATCAGAACATAATGGAATCGAAAACGTTCATATTAATGCATTAGGAGAAGGTGGTATCAATGTTTGTGAAGAAAATGGCGACATTGAAAATGGTGACTACATCACTTCTTCCAATACTCCAGGTAAAGGTATGAAGCAAACTTCTGAATTTTTAGCAAATTACACAGTCGCTAAAGCATTGGAAGATGTAGTATGGGGTAACGAAACTATTGGTGAAAATGGTTGTTTCGAAGTAAATGGTGTTAAATGTAAAATGATTGCATGTACTTATCACTGTGGATAAATAGTATAAAATACTTGAGGAATAAACAATGGCGATAAGTACATTACAACAATTTCAAGAAACGTTACTTGAAAATGGTGATAGGGGTACCGCGGAAAATTTAAACGCGGCTCCTATTCAACTTAGATCTGATATCGAAGCATTAGACGTTCACGTCACTCAAGTTGAAAGTGATTTAGACAGTGCATTAACTGAATGGACTGCGAGAATCATCTTCAACGAGGGTGAAGTTGATGATCATCACATTCTTCTAGAAATTCTAAAAGGTAATGACCCAGGCTCTTGGGTTTCAACAACTACTTACGCCGCTGGCGATTATGTTAATCATAACGGCAGTAATTGGAAATCAACGACGAATAATAACGTTGACAATCTCCCTCAAACTGGTTCGCAGTCTTGGGAATTAATCGAACTTTACGCCTCAGGCACTACAGGTGTTGGTGATGGCTCTACTGCAGCAATCCTTGACATTTTCCGCAAGGATTTCTTTGCAACTGACGGTCAAACCGAATTCGTATTCGATGATGCATCAAAAATTACTACTGTGTCAGTATTCGTTGATGGCATGTTATATGATATTAATAACTATGTAATTCATGCATCTGGCATTACAATGAATGAGCCTTTGAAGGCTAGTCAACATGTTGTAATCCTTTATAATAACGCATTACCTGTTAATAGCAACATTTTAACGACATCAATAGATGTTGTCGCAACTGAAGGTCAAGAAACATTTGAAATTAAACACTCGCCCGGTTTTGAATCAGTATGGTTAGATGGTCTTAAACTTGTACGCGATGTCGATTATACAAACGACATCAATGGCTATATTATTACGTTATTGACTCCCGCTACGGCCGGTCAAGTAATTTCAGTAATGTCATTCAATACTATCGTTGAAGACAAAGCATTATATTCTAACATTTATATGGAAAGTGCCTCTGGTGCTTTAGATTTAAGCCAAGCGGATGTATTCCATATTGAACCTACTTCTGATCTGACGATTACATTTGAAAACGTTCCAGCTGGTCAAGAGATTGTTTCAATGACGTTAGAGATTGTTGGTGGTGCAGATTATCTAATCACTTTTGATGAATCGATTATATGGGATAACGGTATAGCTCCGGAATTGTCGACAGGCTTAGATATTCTTGGCTTCTATACGTCAAATAATGGTGTAACGTGGAAAGGAATGGTCATTGGAAAGGACTTTAGATGAGAAATAATCTATTCGGAAAAGGCTTTGTAAGAACGCCATTTAAAAAGACTCCTTTAGTAGTCTCTTATGGTGCGCAGGTTTTTGATACATCTGTCGAAACGCTCGTTGATACGAATTGGTCGTTTGACACGGCCGAGGTGACCAATTATTCATCAAATTGGAATACTTCACACGAAACATATAAGACTAGTGAATATACGATTACAACGGGCAATACCACATTTTTCGACACATATTACGATACCGAATATCAAAGAACTACTGACGCGTTTACAGATTATCCTTACTATGTAGAAGTTTCTGTTCCATTTACTTCATATTGGAACACTGATTACACTGCAACAACTACGCGCGAGACATACGATGCCGACTCTTTTACGGGTACATTCACACAAAGTAAAGATGCCTCCGGCAACTTCTTACCGGAAGGTACGATGACAATGAATGCAATCAATGTACATGGCGCGACTTTCGGACCATGGTACGGCGGTTGGGATATTACGTATGATCTAGGTAATGGCGCAGGCGGCGGAACTTGGGCTGTCGCATACAGCAGCATAACGATTTCAGGGACTTGGACGGTAGATACAAACAGTATTGTTAGATTCACCGGCACTGCGAATGAACCAACATGGAGAGCTACATATAGTGGTACGGGTTATGGTTCAGGTAATAATGCAGGCGTACTTAATGCAGGCAGTATATATGTCTACCTTCCTTACGAAGATACGTATACATACAAAGTTACCACTGACTTCGATACGTTTAGAGATTCATTGCAACAGGAAACGACAAGTATAAAAACGTATTACGAATCATTTTGGGATTTCACGACGGACAGAGAAACGAATGCACCAACATCGTGGGATATAACATTAGATACATCTTATCTCGGTACTACGACGTATCAAACATCTCAAGCTACGTCATATATTACAGACTGGACACAAACTACTTCGCAACAAACGATTAAGACGTCTGTATTCGAAACTACATTCACTACCGTTAATCCTTTCTTAGCACCTACGTACGGGTTTAACGAAAATCTAAATATTCTTATTATCGGTGATGATTTAACTGCGAATACTGTTCCGTCGAATGACTATTTTGGTGCGCCGAACGTCTATAATATGGATGCAAATGGAAATTGGAGAGTTGCAGTTTCTCCAAGCGTTACTCCTTTAGCAGTACCAATGACGACACCATTAGGAAATTTCCATAGTGTAATGGGTAAATACATACGTCAAAAATCGTCTTGGTTCGGCTCAGTGAACTTTATGAATGTGTCCGTGCCGGGAACACGATTAGAATGGTGGTTAAAAGAACCAGCAACAAACGGTTATACACCAACTTCTGAAGATACTTTCCAATATACTAATAATAAACTGTTTGAACGAATTTTATTTGCGAAACAAGCATTAGGCGATGAAAAAATTCACGCAATTATCATTAATTTAACGAAGGCTGATAAAGCTGCTGGTGTTACAGAAGCGGATTACTTAGCTCAATTAAATCAATTAAATACCGATCTTGTATTTAGTGATATAGAAACATTCATCATTATTAATACTGATAGTTCGAGCCCTACTATTGATAATGCTATTAATAGTTATGTATCTGCAAGCCCAGATATTTCTTTGAAAGGTTTAGATATTAGCACACTTGCTTCAACATCAGAGATAAATAATGGTATATTAACAGCAGCAGGTGCTGATGTAGTTGCCGATTCACTATCAAGCACAATCATCAGTGTATTTAGCTAAAGAGGATTACAATGAAATACGGGATTATTAAAAACGACACAATCGCAGAAGAAGATATTTTAACTGAGCAAGAATTACGTCAACGTTTTTCAAATGTTTCAATACCTAAAATTCTTACTCCGTCAATTCTTGAAAAATTGAATGTCGTTGAACTCCCTTTCCCAAATCTTGAAGAGTATGGAATAAAGGAGTCAGCTACTGATTTTATAAGAACAAGAGTTGAAAAGGATGTAGATGGAAACTGGATCCGTGTTCCATATTTAGTTGCTCTTCCTTCAGAAGTCGCAGAAGTTCGTGCTAAAAATAAATGGTCAAGGATTCGCTTTTGGCGTAACACGACATTGGCACAAACTGACTTTTACGAACTTGCGTCATACACTGGCGCGGATAAAGAAGAATGGATGGCGTATCGTCAAGCGTTGCGTGATCTACCACAGCAGGCATCTGACCCGTTTCAGTTAACGATGCCAATTCAACCCTCGAGTTAACATTTGTTAACTCATTACTTGATATAATTACCAAGTAAAAGCATTACACACCCGACTCAGGGTGACGAAATACAAATCTCTAGAGCCCTGGTGCAGGGTTTCTAGTCTCTAAAATAAAGGTATAATCTATGAACAGTATTATTGACGTCAATAACTTAGTGCCTGAGAAGTCTAGCGAAAAGATTTTCTTTGGTGGTTATAGCGGATTTCAACGCTATGATAATCCATCATACGCATTCGCAGTAAAGATGGAAGAATCACAACGTAATGCTTTTTGGAATCCAAACGAAATATCCATGGTTAATGATGCACAGAAGTTTTTTGAACTTCCTGAATTTGCGCAAGAAATCATGGTTCGCATCTGGTTATTCCAAACTCTTATGGATTCAGGGCAAAACAAAGGCCTTGAAGAAGTTATGGCTGAACTTTGTACAAATCCCGAATTTGAAGCAATGTTCAAGACATGGGGATATTTTGAACTTATCCATAGTTTATCATATTCACACCTTTTGCGTGGTATTTTCTCTGACGCGTCAAAGATTTTTGACAAAATTAAAGATTACCCGGAAATTCAACACCGTATCGACAAAGAAATCGAGCTCTATTCGAGAGTTAAAAATATTAATAAACTCGAAACTCTTGACGAAAAGAAAAAGTTGGTTCTTGAACTGCTCGTAAACATTTATGCTCTTGAAGGTGTAAAATTTTATGTATCGTTCTTGGTAACATACATTGTTAACAATGCCTATAACAATAAAATTCAAGGCGCTACACGTATCATCAAACTAATTAACTTTGATGAAGACTTACACACTAGCATGAGTGCAGGACTTCTTAAAATTTTGTCGACTGAAACCAATGAAGGATTCACAGAAATTATGTCTTCAGATTGGTATAAGGAAATGGTGCAAAATACATTCAAAAAAGTTTATGAAGATGAAAAAGAATGGGCACAATACTTGCTAGAAATAGGACCAATCCCTTCATTGACAATGCCAGTAGTTGAAGGATTCTTGAAATACTACGTTGACGTTCGTTTAAATATGATCGGAATGGAAAAAATCTATTCACAAGAGAAGACAGATGTGGTACAATGGTTCAATACTTACAAGAACTTGAATCTTGATAACGCAGCTCTTCAGGAATCAGATCTAGCAGTATATAGTATAGGAATTATGAAAAACGACGTACCTAGCGGTATTTTAGAATTAAACTTTTAAAGGTGAATGATGGCGAAAAATAATAAGCAAAAGAGGTACAATCGAGTACCTCTTGAAAACCTTGCAGCAGCAATCCAAGGTAAAGAAAAAATCGATATTTCTAACCAAGATACGATGAACGCGAATAAAATTACGATCATTAAAAGAGATGGTCGCAAAGAGCCATTCAATCCACAAAAGATGCAGAAGCTTTTGATGTGGGCCTGTGATGACAAAGAATTTATGGCTGACGAACTTATTCGTGACACTGAGATTAAGTTGCATAAAGAGATTCATATCAAGGATATGTATCAGCAGCTAATCATTACTGCTGTGAATAAAATAAGCATGCTTCAGCCCATGTGGGAAGATGTTGCTGCCAAACTTGAGTTAATGGGTCTCTACAAAGAAACGTATAACATTTCTAACGAAAAAGATTACCCGCACTTGAGAGATGTTCTTGCAAAAGGTCTAGAACACAAAATTTATGATCGCAAAACCGTATCACGTTATACAGCGCAAGAGATTGAGCAAATTAACGATGCGATAGATCCTTCACGTGATCATTTATTCAATTATAAAGGTCTAGTAACTTTCTTTGATAAGTATTGTTTGAACTATTCAAAGACTAAAAAGCTTGAATTGCCTCAGCATTCTTATATGCGTGTAGCTATGGCGTTAATGGTTGAAGAACAAGATAAAGTAAAACGTGTAATTGAACTTTACGATGCGATTTCACAGCACCAATATACAGTTGCAACACCTATAATCTTGAATGCATTGACACCCGGCCAACAGCTAAGTTCTTGTGTTTTGAACACTCTAGATGACGATTCGCACTCAATTCTAGATACAGGTAAAAATTTAGGTATTTACTCTAAGTTCAAAGGCGGAACTGCTTGTGATATTAGTGCAATGCGTGCTAAAGGTGGTTACATCGAAGGAACACAAGGATACTCTTCTGGTCCAGTGCCCTTTATGAAGTTCTTTGAGTCTATCATGAAAGCATGGAACCAAGGTGGCAAACGCCCAGGCGCTTTAGCAATTTACTTCAATTGGTGGCACCTAGATGTATTTGATATTTTGTCGTTGAAATCAAATGGCGGAACTGATGAAAACCGTGCACGTGGATTGCAATACGCAATTAAATTAAACAACCACTTCATTGACGCAGTTATTAAGGATGAAGAAATTACGTTGTTTGATCCAAAGGACACGCCTGATCTAATTGGAACATTTGGTGATGAGTTTGAAAGAATCTACAATCAATATTTGA